TGTGATAATTGGGGCTGGCTTGTATTAGTCGGCCTCCTCTCTGCACTCGTGATCTTTGGTGCGATGGAGTTGAGAAACGTCACGGCGCGCTAACGTTCCATGCGCGCACTCTTGGCGGTGGGCTTGTAAGCTGACCCGGTGCCCTCAATGATCATCTCAAACATGCGAGACTTTATCATAATGTTAAGGACGTTCATAACTGAGTGGGCTGGTACGCGCTCGCGCAGAAAGTGAACAATACGATGCTCGGCTATCGGCTTCCTCTCTTTAGCATAGACGGTCCATACGAATTGCCACGTATCCTCCATGGCTGTAGAGTCACCGCCGCTTGTCATCGACTTGAAGATGTCCCCCATCGCGACCTCGGCTTCGACAAGCCATTCGAGGGCCTCGGTGTAGTTATTGAGCTTTATGACTCGATCGCCTCCTCTCGCCATAGTGCTGATCATGCAAAGCTTCATAAGGTGAGCGAAGCGTCTGGCATTGTAATACTGCAACCGATTATGTTCTGGCTCTGGTGGCATCCCTGCCTTGACCCACGCACGGATAGCCTCAGCGGCGTCGAGTGCGAAATTTATGCGACCGTACTCCATACTAATAGTCTTGAGATCGGAAAGCATGTTATTGTGGAGCGCTTGAAGGTGAGCCGTGTGGTCGTACTCGTCAAAGGGGTCCTTGATAACGCGCTCGCCGGAGTAGATGAAGAGCGTGCGAGAAGTGAAGCCCTGGTCCCAGGCACCGACTGGCATAAGTTCGCTGAGATAAGATGGTGTAGTCGCACCAAGCAGATTAATCTGGGGCTTGTCTATTTTGATCCTAAGATCACGGCCGCGTCGCTTCTGATCAACTGTGTTCCCATCGTAGATATCGGTGAGGTTGTTCATAAGGCTGGCGTCCCAGGAGGGGATTAGGACGCCAAGCTCTCGTGAGATTACTATCAGCGAATTATACTCGATATAGGGCGGATCGCCTAACAGGACTAATCTACGTACAGCATCGTGTAGGGCATCGATGAGCGATGCCGCTGTCATATCAGACGGACCTACGTGGAGTTCTTTAATCGAGCGGAGCATAGCTTCGCCGGCGTAGATCGCCTGTCCCTTACCAATGCCTGGGGGGCCGACAAGAACTGTATAGAGGTTAGAATATAGGTCTGAGCCCATGGTGCGGACCCAGAACCGACGCTCCATAGCTGCCGCGACAACCGAGATAGCGGTCCACTTCCGAAACAATACAGGAGAAGGAAGATGTTCGGTATACTCGATGTAGGACTCTATCCAGCTATCACATTTTCGTGGGATGGGCTCGGACATCAGGAAACTTGGCTAATCCCCACTGGTTGCCGTCGTTGAAGATCTCCTTTTTCGGGTCGGCTTTGGCCCAATTCCAGCCAACTTTCACGTCCACGGGGACTTCGAAGTGTCGCCCGCCCTCGAGTTCCAGTGGTACACGCATTGCAGACAGAACTTTCGGCACAACTTCATTTTCTTGCTCCTCAGGGTACTGAATTAGGATTGAGTCGTGAACTTGCAAGAGCAGCTGACAAATGCCGAGCCGCCATACATTGAGCATTGCTTCGTTCATTTCGTCGGCTGTCATGGACTGACCCATGTAGGCGACGGCTTGCTTAAGGGTGTCTCGGTCGTCGCGCCGGCCAAAGAACCAACGCTTACGCCCCAAGGGGGTCACGAGGTGACCTCGTTCGATTAACTCGCGCTCGACCCACTCATGAAGCTTTTGGATACCAGGAAAGGTAGCGAAGTAGATGGCTTGGAAGTCCTTGATTATGGACTGTTCAATCTTAGTGTGTCTGGCCATCTCAAACGCCGAGCCTATGTAATTTGTACCGTGGCCAAGGACTTTGCACATATGGCGTAAACTGTAATGGCGGTAAAATGGCCGCTCGGCCAGGTCTCTATCTCTTTTTCGATCTCCAGTCCAAGGCATACTAGGATACGAAAGCCTGGCAACAGAGGTATGTAGATCCCCCGACTCGCAGGCGTCGAGGTATTTTGGGTCTCGAAGGACATTCCAGCATAAAGCTCCTATATTGCGCGAGTCGGCCTGTTCGAGGTCGATATTCGCAAATTTCATTCCTAGGTCAGGGATAAAAACTCGGCGAAGTCGCTCTTCAATGTTTTGAGCGTTTCCTCCAGTCCCGAAATCGCTGAAGGCGGAAGAGAACCGGCCTGTGGTGGTCCCAGCGATATTGTAAGACGTTCTAAATCGACCATCGCTGTCGATATCTGTCTCAAGAGTCGAGATCTTCTTTCCGATGTCCCGTAGTGTGAGGAGGTGACTGATAATCGGTCGAGCAATGAAGTTGATTCGGAGCCGCTCAAGGGCTTCTCGGTTAACGGTTCGAACCATCTCCCCCTTGTCATTTCTCTTGCGGATCGCGGGTAGCCGCAGCCGATCATATAGGAGAGCAGCGACGTGAGAGTTAGATCGCCAGGCTCTAGATTTCTTAATCGTTCTGAAATCAGTGTATCCGCATCCATCCTGAACGATCTCGTATAGCTGCCTTTCGAGTCGTTCAATGTCAGCACGATACCCAGCGAGGGTTTCGTCGCGTGCGTGCTCATCAATCAGTACTCCTCTCATGTTCATTTCAAGAACTGGGGCCTGGAGTGCCCGCGAAAGATTGTAGGTTCCGCCAGTACAGTTGTCCAACTGTGGAAGCAGCGCATCCAGGACTTCGAGCGTCACGCAGCAATCGAGACCATTGTAGACCCAAAGCTTTTCGATCTCCGACTTAGGCTCGCCGGGTCGCAAGAGGGCGGTCTGGAAGGACTTCATGGTTGAGCAGTATATTTTGTGATTGCGTCTCGTGCTCCCTTCATAACTATGCTCCAAGCATGTGCAAGTGCCTCCCGCTCGTATCGAGTTGGAGGACCAACAGGGCTTTCTCTCTTCCAGTATATTATTAATGCTATAGCTTCTGGCAAGCTTATGTCTTTGGCCATTTTATTTCCCCTTCTCTTCAAGCAGGTCGGCATACTGATGAAGCAGGAGAGCGGTGAGTTCAAGCTCTTTGGCGCTGCCAAAGCAATCGTGTTCGCGCGCCTCGCAAGCTGATTTCTCCCGATCCTCGGCCATTATACGAGCTACTGTAGAGGAGACGGGTAATTCGGGCGGGTCATACTTGCTGTTCACAGTTAGTCCTCCTTCTTTATAGTTCCTTTGAGCTTTTGTCGCATTCCGAATTTCCAGGCGGCTTCATCCGTATACACTGAGCCCAGATAGTCGAGCCCTTTGGGAGACTCGGGTTGGAGAGCGTGATGCAGTAGCATGGTATCGTGAACGGCGGCCCTGACGACCAGCCCATACGTGCGCCACAGTCTATGCATATCATATAGGCCATTTTGGAACACCTTCGGAATAGGGGTATCAAGTACCCGACGGACCCACGTCCAGGCTTCAAGTTCGGCTTCGAGCGAGCCCCAATAATTGCCGCCAGGTTTACGCAAGTCCTCGAAGGGAACCACCATGGCGAGATCGATCGCAGGTGCGAAGCCTATGCAAGTGATGCGCTCGCCGCGCGTCTCGATGTCTACAGAAAGCATCCGCGCTGGGAGAATAAACTTCTCCAGAAACCAGTCCATCTCCGAGAGAAGCGGCTCGGTATAAATGGTCCGCTTTGGTCTACGAATTTCGGGATATTCAGACTCTCGTCGAGCCTTGATAAGATCGAGGATCGTGACGTGTCGGGCCTCGTAGACTCCTTGGAGGATATAGGAGGGGTGGAAGGTTGGGAGGACTTTGAGTCTGGGCACGACAGGGGATGATGCGACGGCTCCGCGGAGTTTTGAAATTCTACCGTCACGAAGTAGAGCCCAGGATGCAGTCCCACCAAGCGCGACCGCAATATTTGGACTAATGTCTCGCAGTTCCTCGAATAGTCGGTCAAGTTCACTAAGATATCCGTCTTGAATGTATTTTCCGCTTCCAAGCGGCGGAAGAGAATGGCGCACTTCCCGTCGGGAAGCACAGAGGTTTTCGATTTTGTTTGTTGGCTTTGGTCGAAGGTTGAAGACATTTGTGAGGTAGCATTCTGCTCGGTCAATTCCCGCCTCCTTCAGCATGGAGTTAAGTTGCCAGCCCGCCGGCCCAACGAAGGGCAAGCGCTCGCGTTCTTCGTGCTCGCCCCAGGCCTCACCGACGAGTGCGATCTTGTGTTTCATTCGTCCTTGCATTCCGCTGTTGTCTCAGACGTTTTGCGCGCCTGCTTGCCGAAGTATTCACAGAGTCGATCAGCCATTTCCTGGTACCGCCAAGGAAGCGCCGGCCATATCGACTCAGAGAGAACGTCGTGCTCATCCTGTTGCGAGGGTGTCGGAGCTTTGCGCTCCCACCTCAGATGTTTCTTATCGGCCCGTTGTAGACCTTTGTACCAGCATCGCTTGCCATCAACCAGCTTCGAGGACCATCCCGAACCTTCAGGTTTGGTCCGGCATTGAAGGCCATTGGCCTCAGAGGAGACTGTCGATAGGAGATATAGGATCGTGACGAGCAGGAACCGTTTCACTTCGATCCTCCACTGTGCGCGCTCGGCGCGACTGTTTCAGGGCTTCTCGGGCTCGTTCGACGAACTCAGGGTCAAGTTCCAGTCCGAGAACACTTCTTGCAGCAAGCGACTCAGCCGCTCGCAGTGCACTTCCACTACCACAGGTGGGATCAAGTAGAACCGTATTCTCATCAACGAGCATCCGAAAGAAATGCCGCAGCACAGCTTCGGGCTTCTCAGACATATGTCGGGACTGAACTGTAGGCCCGTAATAAGCATTGGCAACAGCCCCAATAATCTTGCGGTCTCCTTTTGATCCAAGAAGACATGTCTCGTAGATTTGTCGGGGTCCTCGCTCTGGGTCAGGTATGATACCGGCTCCATCGCTTTTCATCCATATTAGGGGTTGAGGGTTGATGTCCCAGCCCATGCGCTCCAGTGCGACGGCGGTGGACTCGTAGAGCCGCTCGTCGCGGTGGCGCATAGCGAACCAAAACATCAGATGGGCAGAAGCCGTTGTGAGAGTTTGTGTGGCAAGCGCAAGACTAAAGATAAGTCGGTCCCACCCTTCCCGCGTATCTTCGTAGCCGCCATGTAAAGGAGCTGCCCCTTGATTGAAATTGTCTGCGCCGATGCCATAGGGAAAATCGCAGTGTATGAAATTGAAGCGGGGACCCCTGTAAAGTGAAACCCATTCCCTGAAGTCCACATTGAGGATAGCTTCTTCTTGGACTTCTTCTTTTGGACCATCGGGGTCTCTGGTGAGGCTTTCGAGGATTTTGGCATCTT